CAACCCATGGACAACCCGCGGACAACCCGCGGACAACCCGCGGACAACCCGCGGACAACCCGCGGACAACCCGCGGGCCTGGACAACCCATGGACAACCCATGGACAACCCGCGGACAACCCGCGGACAACCCGCGGCGGCCGCTGACTGCGTTCGACCGTTCGACGAATCGTTCGATCGAACGCTACGGCCACCGCCACCTGTCAGCGTCAGCACAACCGTGTTTTGCCCACGATTGCATAGGTTGTGCTGACAACGGAACGCCAGCCTAGTTTGCCGAACCGACGCCAACGAGCACATCGGTGACGTCGGCCGTGATCTTCACCGTGTGCTCGGGCGCGTCCTTCGGCTCGAGCACGATGGTGATCCTGCCGGTGTCGGTGTCGCAGTCGTATCCGATGCCGATCGTGCGACCGATCCAATTCTGCTCGGTCTGGTCGAGGCATCGGGTCACGCGGTCCGCGATAGCTTCGAGCTGGTTCCTGGGTTTCATGGCAACCTCATACGTGGCGTGCGTCACTCGTGCGGGCGACGCTGGATTCAGGCAACCGGCCGCGGCGCCGCCGGCGGTCGGCCTGACGATGCTTGACCGGCGAGCCGACAACGGCATACTATGACGTCATGGCAAGAAAACAAAAGCCCCGCCGGCAGGAAGTGCCGGCACCTATCGACCTGTCGCAATTTATCTCGCTGCCCGAGGCCGCCAGGATGGCCGACGTCGCCGATACGTGGATGCGTCGCCTCGTGCGCGAAGGCAAGGTGGCCGGCGTGAAGATCGGCCGCAACTACTTAGTGAACAAGTCTTCAGCGGCAGCATTTCAGCGTCACCCGACTGCTGGCCGGCCTCGCGGCTCGAGCGGACAGCGTGACGAACAAGGCTAAAAACGCTGCTTTCGGGCCTTCCCGCTTTTCCTGTTGACACGGTATGCCGATGTCGATATACTCCTGGCGAGCTGGCGATGAGAGCCGGCTGGTGCGACACCGCGAACCGAAGGGAACCAAACGATGAGCGAGGCAACGAAGGGAAATGCGACGATGAACTGCGTGCGTGACGCTTTTTCAGACTTTCACTACACGGCTCTTTATTGCTTGCCCGGCCGGTACGCGCCGGTGCTTGTGATGCGGTGCGCGGCTTCGCTGGCGAATGCTGCCCGCAGCTGCGGATGTCAATGGCTTGCCGCGAGGCTGGCGTGGTATGCGTATGACGTCGCCGACCACACGATGAGCGGAAAAGAGTTTCGCCTTTTGCCGCAGATGATGCCGTGGGCGTATTCGCAGGACGAAGGCCGTTTCATGCCGTGATCGAGCGGCGGCCCGCCGGAACTGTGCCGGCTGGCACATCACCAACGGCACGAAAGGGACAAACCATGAGCACACGGTCGATGCGTTACGAACTGGCCGATATGGGCAGCGGCGAATGCCGCTGGGTCGGCCGGTACGACATTCACGTTTACTGCCGCAACCCGCTCTTGAGAGACGGGCAGGGCTGGCGGCGTGGTCTGCCGTCGTACAAGGTAGTGACCGAGGATTCCGACTCTGAATACATGACGATTGATGCGGCCGCCGCGTTGGTGGTCGATCTCATGGCCCGCTGAACGATGCACAACCAGGAGGACAGGACGATGCGAACTTACATCACGCGAGCGAACGGCGACTGCTGGAGCGGCGAGGAGTGGATCAACCTCAACGTCGCCCCAGGCGCTCGCGATGCCTGCGACTTCGAATCCTACGCTGCCGCCACGGGCTACCTCGATGCCGCACTGGAGAGCGACGATTCTGGCAACTTCGCCGACGCGAGCATCGTGGAGGTCGAGCACGCAGATGAGGCAGCGGCTGCGATCGTCAACAACCACACGGGGAGGAACTGAGCATGACCAACGGAGCACACGGCAAGCGGGACGGTCGCCGGCCCATCTCGGAGTTTGTCCGCATCGCGTCCCTCGGGGCGCCGTACTCGATAGCGTTCACTCGCGAGGATGGAGGCTTCGACGTCGTCGAGAGCTTCCTGGCGATCGACAATGACGCAGCCAACGAATACGCCGAGCAGCACTACGACGGCCGGCCGTGGTACGTGCTCGATCCCGCCGGCCGCAACATCAACGGCGGTGACGCATGACCCCGCTCGCAAAACAGGCCCGTCGAGTCAACCGCTCGCTAGGAATGACGCCGCTGCGGTCGGAGGCCGCCGTCGCGCAGCACTGGCGTCGCCGGTTGTCGTCGGTCTACGGGCCGGCGGCATGGGTAGAGTTCAAGGCCATGTACCGTGGCGAGATCGACGCCCGACGTCGAGAGCTGGCCCGGGCGATCCGAGCGTATAGGCACGCGGGGTACGTGCGATGAGACGCAGGTGGGACGCCGCCATTCGCGCCCTCGTGCTCGTGCGGCTCGGGCAGGAGCTCGGATCCTCGAGCCCGCTGGCGATCGCCGTCCACGACCTACTCGACGCCCTTATCGCGTCGCTGCGGTGACCCACCGAGCTGGCGCTGCATGGACCGCAGCGCCGCTCGGTGTGCGTCACCCTGCCACCAGACTTCCATCACCACCAGGCCGATCGCCTCGACCGTGGGACGCACTAGGATCGACCAGGCCGGCGACACGCCGTGCGCGGCCTCGTACCGCTCGCGAACGCTCGCCCGCATCAGTGCGGTCGCATGAGTGAATGCCGCGTGGTTGCGGCTGGCGCCCGTGCCGATCTGCTCTAGGTGGTGGTGCGGCCAGTGTCGCACCACGAGGCGGACGAGCTCCGCGAGCCGCTCGTCGGATATCCGCCGGCGCGTCGGACCTAGTCGGTACGCGACCAGCTCCACCAGCTCGTCGATCGGCTCGCGCCTCACCTCTTGCAGTCGCACGAGGCCGGGCATGGGCAGTCGGCTTCGATGCGTCCGTCGGGCTTGTAGCGGCCGGCCACGCACGTACCTCCGCACGCGCACTCGCTCTTCGGCTCCGGTGCAGAGTCGTCGGTTGCCATCGCAGCGTAGGCGTATGCGACCGCCGCAGCCGCCCGAGGCTCCTCGAGCGTCACCGCCGCCGGATCAGCGGCGAGCCAGGCTAGCCAACCCATGAGCGATTTCCACATGGCTACCACCCCCTGCCGTGGTCTACGGAGTACTCGTCGTGTGCCTTATTCACGACGGCCTGTTGAGCCGGCGGCTGCTCGGCAAACGCCGCGAGCCACAATAGGTTTTTCGCCGCTCCGGCGATCCACCGCAGGACCGGGCGATCGGGCTTCGCCTGCAGCATCGTCGGCGCGTAGGCGCCGACCGCCAGCGCGATGCACACGATCGCGACCAGGGTGCGGTCGATGTGAATTGCCGGCCGTTCAATTGCCGCCGCTTGGCGGCGCGTCGTCGAGCCACTCGCCATGGTCGAGCTCCCTCCACGAGAAACCGGACACGCCACCGATGGAGAACGAGTCGCCCTGTGCTAGGGCCGCCTCGATGTTTTGACGCGACGCCCAAAACGACCCGTCTGGCATATCCGCAGGCCAGCGCGGCCCCGCCAACCAGCGAGCACTCCAACTGTTTTGGATCAGTCCGCCGTCGCGCGGCGACCCGTTCTTCTCGTGGCGCACCGCCCAGCACAGCATCGCGTGAGCCCATGCGGAACCTCGCTCGAGGTAGCCGTCAGCGTCCCGCGCCGGCCTCCCGCCGTAGCCCACTGTGCTGCACAGCACGACGGGCGACCCTCGCTCGATCGACGCACAGAGCTCGTCCCAAGTATCGACCCGGGCCGCGGCGAGAGCGCGGTGCTTGTTCGCCTCGATCGCGAGCGTGCGAGGCACGCCGTAGCGCCCCATGTGCTGCGACCTCGGGATCGAATACTCCCCGAGATCGACGTCGCCGTAGACCTGGCGGTAGAGGATGCCACCAGTGCCGTCCGATAGCCCCATGATCCACCGCGCGGCAGCACCGCCGTAGGTGCCGTCGCCGCCACGGTTCTCGGTGATCGGGGGCATCCTCGCGGCGGTGCGACTGCCGCCGTAGATGGGCTCGGTCGCGACGATCAGCGGTGGATCCTCGAGCTCCCCTTCCGTCCAATCGACGGCCTGTGCAGCGTAGGATCCGAGCGCGAACGCAAACGAGACGCACGAGCCGTGCGGTCCCTGGTTCCACGACACCCACTTCTCGCCGTACCTGGCAACGTGCGCGAGCTGCACCTGCCGGTAGAGGAACACATCGACGCCCCTGTGCTGCGCCACTGCCTCCGGTGCCGCCTGACCGAATGTCGGATGATCGAGGGTCCGCAGGAACCGCTCGGTGCCGGCAGGGTCGGGGGTATAGCCCATGGCCTGCATCGGCGGCTCGCCGTCGCCCATGGCGGCGAGCACGAGAATCACTGCGATAGCGAGGCAGGCGAGCAGCCCGACCTCCTCGAGCCTGCGTCGCGTCATCGGTAGGCGGCCTCCGAGGCACGCGCAATTGCGCGGAACGCAGCCACCCACCGTGCTCGCTGCGCAGCGTCGAGAGGACCGCCGGCTGGCCCGAGGACGTCGTCGCGGTCCATGTACTGGTGGATCGCGTCACGCACCGCCGGCTGGCGATCGCCGATCGATCCGCCGGCGAGCCGGCCTTCGCGGGCTGCGACCCGGAGCTCGTTGACCGCCACGCCGGAACGAAGCCGCGGGGCAGGGAGGCGACCGTCGAGCTCGACGCACGAGGCGAGCTGGTCGCAGAGCGCCGCGAGCGTTGCAGCGTCGTCCGCAGCCGTCGCACCGCGGAACAGGCCGGCCAGGGACAGGCCGCCCGGTGCGACCGGGGCAGGGGCCGGGGCGGGGCCGGCGGGCGAGCGTGCCGACAACCCGTACCAGGCTGCGACCGCGAGCACGGCGACACCGACGAGGTGCCGGGCCTCGACGTCCTTCGCCCATGGCGATTCGGCGAGCTCACGCAGCCGCTCGATGAGAGCGTCCCAAAACAGGAGGACCGCGGCCACGACCAACGCAAACGCGACGATCATTCGGACCTCACCATCGGCAGTACAACCTCGATTGCCCCGCTGGCGAGTGCCAGCACCAGGGAGCGGACCGCGGGCCGCACGACAACCCACACGGGCCACATGGCGACCGGGATTGCGCGGCCGGCGAGCTGGTCGAAGAGGCTCGCGACGGCCTCGAGCACGAGCGCTTTCTTCTCGGGTCCACTGAGCGTCGCAATGTGGTCGAGCGTCCCGACGGCCAGCCGCAGGAGCGCGATGAGCAGCTCGCCGAATTCCGCCCAGCTCATGCCGTCTGACGTTGACTGCCGAGCCTGTGCAAGGAACGCCGCCACGCGGGCCTGGATGCTCGTTTCGGTGTAGCCGGCCACGGTCGCCATCTCTGCGGCACTGGTCATTTGATTCCCTCGCGCAGGAGCTGCTCGGCCTGGGTCACCGTGATGCCGTGGCGAAACGCGATCCACTCCGCATCCGTCGTCGCGTGGCGTGACCGTGACGTAATGGCACCGATGCCGGTCGCCCGCCGCGGTTCGTACTGCGACTGCCCGTGCGGGTGCTCGAGCGGGTATCTCTTCCCGAGAACCCACCGAAACCGCCCGTCATCGAGCTTGGCGATCATATGTACACCCCCTCTATTGTAGGGTGTTTACGATCGGGGTCGCAACAGCGCCCGCATCACCTGCTCGTGGAGGTTTGCGGCCGTGCCGTCGTTCTCGATCACCGCGTCTTTCGGGTCGATTTCGACGCCCTGCTCGGACGGGTGCTCGGATGGGTCGGCGCCGGGGCGCCGGATATGCCAGACCTCGCCATCGAGGCCGTGCGGCCCCTGGCGAATCCACTCTGCCTCGTTCGCGAACCGGACGTCTGGAATGACCACCACGGGCGCTCCCGCCTCTACGATCGCCTGGATGCGTCGGCGGGCCTGCTCAATCCACACAGTGTCGCCGAGCTGCTCGCGCCCCCATTCGGTTCCGAGGGTCTGCAGGAGGCGACGCGGAGACGAATACAGCGCCTGCTCGAGCGGCGATTCTTTCGCGGAGCGTGTCCGCAGCACGACCTCGGGAACCGAGAACATGACCGCGATCGCCGCGTAGAGCGGGTCGGCCAGCCCGACCACAACGGCGTCGGGAATGAACGACGCCGCGAGGGTCTTGCCCGAGCCGGCCGGCCCCGCGAGGCCGATTAGCCGCCGGCGGGATGGGCGGTGGTCCGACTCGCGTCCGCGGATTGCAGACCACGTACTGCCGAGCTGCTCGGTCGGCAGGCTCGACGACAGCATGATCGGCTCGTCGAAGACCGCCGGCTGCATGGGCGAGGCGGCTCGCCAGGTCGTGCCGGGGGGCAATCGCTCGATGAAGTCGGTCGGCAGGTCACTGGGTATTTCGGCGTCCATCTGTCCTCCGTGGGGATACGTGCATCGCGGTCAGTCCGTGATCGCGGTCGTAAAGAAATGCCTCCATCGCCTGCCGCGAGCCGACGAAGCCGGCCTCCGCGGTCCACTGGTCTGGCGGGCAGATCGCCGGCGCGGTGCGGACCAGCACGCCGTCGATGGTTTCCGCCGGCTTCGACCACTGCGCGGCCGTCGAGTGGAAGTGGCCGGTGTGTATCTCTCGGTGCGGGCAGGCCGCCCATAGGTCTGCGGCCTCGATCGCCATCAGTTGCGAGAGCTTGGCCTTTGCTCGGTGACCATGCGCGAATCCGAGTAGGTTCTTTCCCCAGTGCGCATATTTTCTCGATGTGTAGTCACGCTCGATCGTGACTCCCTTGTGCGAGCGAAACCGCTCGATCAAGATGCGATGCAGGGACCACGAAAGCGCCTCGTCGTGGTTTCCGTTCACCAGCACGACGTCGGTCGGGACCGTGGCCGCCGACCTGGTGATGGCGGCGATGATCGTGGCGGTCCCGACCTCGAGCATCTTCTGTAGTCGCCCATCACGGTCGAGCGCGGTTCCGCTCGACGTTGTCCCGCCGGGCGTGTCGTAGTGCATGATGTCACCGAGCAGCGCGATCGTCCGACGCGCCGGCCGATACACCTCGGTGGCGTCGAGCAGCTCGTTCGCGGCCGCCGATACGGCCTGCTCTGCGATGTCCAGGTCGTAGTCCTCGTGGCCCGTCGATCGCCGCCAGGCATAGCGGCCAAAGTGGGTGTCGCTGATCACGACCACGGCCCAGTGCGTCCCGGCCGGCCGCCTCGGGCGTGGCGCCGCTGCACGGCCGGCGGCGGCTATCGGCTTCGCGGCTGCGGCGATCATCAGCTCGACACACTCGCGGACGCTCGGACCGGGCCGGGGCTTGAGCCGCACCCACACGCGGTGCAGCTCGGTCACGGTGACCGTGCCGTCGGGCGCACGAGACGCGACCTCCCACTTGGTCGCCTCACTGGCACTGACTTCATAGACCTGCAAATCGACCTCGATGTGCGCTATCAAGTCTTCGACCGTCTTGATCCTCTCCGAGGTGCTGCGGGCCTCGAGCGTGTCGCCGTCGCGACGCTGCGTCACCTCCTCCGACGTTTGCGGAGGCGTGCAGGCGGCGACGCGATCGCGAACCTTGTCCGCTAGTCCTTTCGGTGCAGCCAATCGCGCACTCCCTGCTCGCCGCAGATCGGAATCCCCGTCGCCAGGCACATTTCGCGGACGATCCGCACAACCTCGGTGACGTTTAGCCCCCCGTAATCTCCTCGCTGGTATTCCTCACGCACCTTGATCAGCTCGGCACGCTGCTCTGGCGTGTGGCGCTTGAATACTCCGTAGGGCGTCTTGCGTTCGCCGGCCGCCTTGAGCTTGGCCCGAAGGTCGTCGAATGGTGTCGAGTCCATGGATGCAATGTGCGGACTGCTTTTCTTACTTCAACCCCGTTTCGCGCCATTCGCGGAACGAAAATTCATGCGGAAACGGACCCGCCGGAACCTGGGTGACCCCGGCAAACTGAGCGAGCATCGACCACTTGAGCTGCGACGAGTCGCGCTGGTCGAGCAGGAGCAGCCGATCGCCTTGCCCTCGGAAATACGCGAGGACGTCGCTCACATGCGCCGAGACGTCAC